GTTTCAAATAAACCCGGACATAATCGTATCTTTTGTTGCAATACTAACTGCCCTCTTCGGCGGATTCAGCGGCGTCTGGGTCCTTCGGGGGTGGTTCGCGTCTCAATTCACCAAGTTCTATGACCGTATGGAGAAGATGGAGACGAATATTATGAATAAGCTTGAATACCACGAACGTCACGATGACAATCGTTTCGGTTCTTTAGACAACCGTCTGTGGGAGATCAAGATGGAAATGCTACGGAATAAAATTCTTGACCAAGAACTCTCTGAATCCGGATCTGCTAGAACTCAAGTCACTTTGTGAGACGAGTCTCGCAGACTTTATTCAGTACGTCCATCCCAAACGCTGTCTAGGTAACGTCCACCGCCACGTAATTAACTGGTGGGAACGTCCAAACCACAAGAGCCATCAGCTTCTTCTACTACCTCGGGACCATATGAAGTCAGCTTTGCTGGCCTATCGTATTGCCCAGAGGATTACGGTTAAGCCTGATTCAAGAATACTACTAATATCTTCTACCTCTAATCTCGCTACAAAGCAGTTGAAGTTCATTAAGGACATTCTCACTTGTGATCCTTATAGGCTCTTCTGGCCAGAGATGGTTTTAGAGGAAGAAGCCAAAAGGGAGAAGTGGACCGAGAGAGAAATCTCTGTCGATCATCCGCTTAGAAGGGCTGAGAGCATACGTGATCCTACGATTTTCACTGCTGGCCTTACTAGTAATATTGTGGGTATGCACTGCGATGTCGCTGCACTTGATGATGTGGTTGTCGCAGACAATGCGTACTCTGAAGACGGTCGTGAAAAGGTTAAAACTCAGTACTCTCTCCTTTCGTCTATTGAAACTGTTAATGCGGAAGAATGGGTCGTAGGTACAAGATATCATCCCAAAGATCTGTACAACGATCTAATGGAAATGGAGATTGAAGAACATGATGAACTTGGGAACTTGGTGGGCGTCACTCCCCTCTTTGAGAGGAACGTGGACTTTGGAATCGCCGAGCAAGTTGAATCTATCGGAAACGGTCAAGGAGAATTCCTTTGGCCTCGTCAAAACAGAGGTGATGGAAAGTGGTTCGGGTTTGACCCGAACGTTCTCGCTAAGAAGCGAGCCCAATACCTGGACAAGACTCAGTTTAGAGCCCAATACTATAACGATCCACACGACGTCGGATCCTCCGTCTTCAAACGAGATCAGTTCCAATACTACGATCCAGGTCATCTCACCAACCGAGATGGCAAATGGTTCTTTAAAGGACAAAGATTAAATGTTCTCGCTGCTGTGGATTTTGCCTTTACTACTGGTAAGCGCAGCGACTTCTCTTGTATTGTCGTCATTGGCTTGGATGGTAACTCGAACTACTACGTCCTTGAAATCGACAGGTTCAAGACAGAAAAGATATCCGACCAATTCGATCATCTCTTAAAGCTTCACAATAAGTGGGGCTTCAGAAAGATCAGAGCTGAGGTCACAGCCGCTCAAAAGACCATCGTAACAGACTTGAAGGAAAGCTATGTCAGACCACTCGGACTCTCCCTCTCAATCGAAGAGTACAGACCCTCAAGATTCGACGGAGCCAAAGAAGAAAGGATCATGGCAGCTCTTCAGCCGAAATATGATAACCGACAGATTTGGCACTATCTCGGTGGAAACTGTCAAGTACTGGAAGAAGAACTCCTCTTCGTAAATCCCGCCCACGACGACGTTAAGGATGCCTTGGCTTCTGCCGTCGATTTCTCAACAGGCCAAGCGCCACTGAATGTATTTTCAAAGATGAAAGCAGCATTACCCAATTTCTCATATAACGCTAGATTCGGCGGTGTCGCGTGACCGGTAAGGTTCTCGAACTTCAAAACGTAATCACGCCAGATCTACTGGCTACTCGTCTCACCGAACGTTGGGTTCAGTGGGACACTCTACGCAATGTGAAGAAGACAGACTGGGAAGAGGTCCGGAGGTACGTCTATGCCACAGATACTACTCAGACCACGAATAACCAACTACCGTGGAAGAACAAAACAACTATCCCAAAACTTTGCCAGATCAGGGATAACCTATACTCCAATTACACGGCAACACTATTCCCCCAACGTAAGTGGCTAATCTGGGAAGCAAATGAGCAAGAAGCGAATTCAGTTGATAAACGAGACGCTATTACGAACTACATGTCTTGGGTTATTACCCAACCAAGCTTTAAGCATGAGATTGATAAAGCCATCCTCGATTACATCGACTTCGGGAACTGCTTTGTAACAGTCGCATGGCGTGACGAAAGGGTCAAGTTAGCAGATGGAACTACTCAAGCTGGCTACGTGGGCCCTACTCTTCGTCGTATCAGTCCTCTTGATATTGTATTCAATCCCACTGCTGAGGACTTTATAGGATCCCCCAAGATCGTTCGTTCTCTCATCTCGATGGGTGAGCTTAAAGATATGTTGGAGAAACTATCCACTGATGACAACCGAGAAGAATATGAAGCCCTATACAAGTATCTCAAAGACATTAGGTTCCATGCTCGGACGTTTCAAGGAGATTGGATTCAACGAGATCATCTGTATGCTATGGATGGCTTCACTAGCTTCCGTGCTTATCTACTTTCTGAGTTTGTTGAAGTCCTAACTTTCTATGGTGACTGGTATGACTACCATAACGACAAGTTCGAAAAGAACCGTGTCATTACCGTTATCGATCGCCACAAACTTATTAACAACAAACCCAATCCCTCATTCTTTGGATACCCTCCAATATACCACGCCACCTGGCGTAAGAAGCAGGATAATTTGTGGGGAATGGGACCCTTGGATAATCTTGTAGGTATGCAATACCGTCAAGATCATCTGGAGAACCTTAGGGCCGACGTCATCGACTTCGGTACCTACCCTGTTCAAATGATCACAGGGTTCGTCGAAGACTACGTCTGGCAACCTGGTGAAAAGATCTATGCCACCGAAGAAGGTAAGGTAGAGATCATAGCTCCGGAGTCAAGACTAGCAGATGTTAACCTTGAGCTTAATGAACTGCGCGCTCTCATGGAAGAGATGGCTGGCGCACCTAAAGAGGCTATGGGATTTCGAACCCCTGGTGAAAAGACCAAGTACGAAGTCCAACGTCTCGAGAACGCAGCCGCGCGTATCTTTGAAAACAAGATCAAACAATTCGAAGAGCAGATCTTAGAACCTGCTCTCAACGCAATGCTTGAACTGGCCCGTCGTAATCTCACAGGCGCAACCGTGATTAAGGTGTTCAACGATGATTATAAAACAGCATCCTTTCAATCACTCACCGTCGAAGACATTACTGGCATCGGTCGGATCAAGCCCGTTGCGGCTCGGCACTTTGCTGAGCAGGCTGAGCTAATCCAGAACCTCACGAACCTCACTGGTTCTGCGCTCTGGCAAACTGTCCAGCCCCATTTCTCTGGCGTCAAGCTATCTAAGATTGTCACTAACATATTCAATCTGGATGACTACAACGTCAACATTCCTTACGTCGCTCTCTCTGAACAAGCAGAAGGTCAGAAGATGGTGGCAGCCCTCCAAGAGCAGGTACACAACTCGATTGGTACTGCAACTGGTATTGGCTTCGACCACGACATGTCTGCAGGAGGAAGTGGCAAACCACCACCTGCGTTCGGACTAAGGAATCCTCCTAGTGCAAACGCACAATCAGGAGGCGTATTAGCTACACAATGATTACTGCTTGGACCAAGCACATCAAAGATGAGCAAGAAAAAGAAAAGTTCAGAAAGAGTCTAACTAACTCTCGATGGATCCTAGACCATCTCAAGACCATTCTTACTGAGATGGAATCAGACTTAGATAAAGCCGAACTTAACCCAAAGATGTATGAACTACCTAATTGGGATTATCGTCAAGCTCACAATAACGGAGCAAGGCAATATCTAAGAATTATTAAGAATTTAATATCCCTAGACCCAAAGGAAACCAATGACCCAAGATGATCTGTTCGCCAACCCTGAGTTGGATGAGCCGCACATTGATCCCAACAAATCCTATCTCGAAGACCTCGTTGGGGAGGGCAAGAAATTCAGAGACGCTGAATCTCTTGCAAAAGGTAAAGCCTATGCTGACGCAATGATCGACATGCAAAATAAGCGTTTCGATGATCTCAGCGCAGAGTACCGGAAGCTTCGTGAGGAAAGTATGGCGAAGGCTAGCCTTGAGGAAATGATTAACCAGATCTCTCAGCAGCGTTCTGCACCAGAAGCGAATACCCAGCCGAAGGCAGAGATACAGCAGCCTACTATTGATCCTAACGAGTTGGAAGTCCTAGTCGAAAAGAAGATTCAAGCTTCAGAAAAGAATCGTCGTGAGACTACGAATGCCAACATGGTTAAGAGCAAATTAAAAGAAACATGGGGACCCAGCTACGCTAATGTTCTTCGAGAGAAGACAGAGGCTCTAGGACTCTCAGATGCATTTGTAAATGGATTGGCAAAGGAAAATCCAGAGGCCCTGTATAGGGTCGTTGGGCTTAACCAGCCAACTAAAGACCCATACCAAGCTCCACCGGAAAACAGATCGAGAGGAAGTCAATTCACTCCTTCTGCTCCTAAGGCAAGGACATGGGCCTATTACCAAGATCTGAAAGCCAAAGACCCTCTGGCGTGGATGAACCCCAACGTGGGAGCCCAAATGGCTAAAGATGCTGCCGAGCAAGGCGATGCCTTTTATGATGGCAACTTCTATACGCCGGGTCTCCACGAACGTTAATCACAAAGGAGACAAATAAATGGCTGGCTTTATGGATGCCAACACCAATTATTTGACACGAAGTAATATTTGGTCTCGTCAGATCAAAGAGCTTCTGTTGGATGAATTGAACGCTATGAAGTTTGTCCGTATTATCTCTGACTTCCCAGATGGGTTCACGATCAACATTCCGTCGATCGGTGAGGCCACTCAGGCTGACTTCGTTGAAGGGCAGGCCATCAAATACAATGCGATGGACACTGGTAACTTCACGTTCAATTTCGACCAGTACAAGTACTCGGCGAATGCCATTTCTGAGAAGTTCAAGCGGGATAGCTACTATTCGCAAGATGTGATCTCGGCCTTCGTTCCTCGTCAGCACCGCGTGCTGATGGAGGGTATCGAAACCCGAATCCTCTCTGTTGCGAACAGTGGTCAAACGGCTTCAAACCTCAACACTATCAACGGCGCAAATCACCGTTGGGTCGCTAACGACACCGGAACTGCCGGTATCATCAGCTTCAAGGACTTCGCTCGCGCACGTAACAGCCTTATCAAGGCTAACGTTCCGCTGGTGAACCTTGTTGCAATTCTCGACCCCGCTACTGCGTACACTCTTGAGACCCAGACGAACATCGTCAACCTGCTCTCGCCTAATCGGCAATGGGAGTCGGTTGTTCGCGATGGTATCATCACGGGCTTCAAGTTCCAGTACAATGTGTTCGGGTTCGACGTGTACATTTCGAACTATCTACCGGCGATCAGCTCGGAGACCATTAACGCTGTCAGCATCTCTTCGGGTGTTGCCAACTATCTGTTCTCGGCTGCTCCTGGAGATACCATGCCGTGGGTTGGCGCTTTCCGTCAGCTCCCGACTGTCTACTCGGAATTCAACAAGGACCTCCAGCAGGAGGAATACCTGACGATTACTGAGTATGGGTTCAAGCTGTACCGTCCAGAGAACATGGTTACTGTCCTCACTTCGGCTTCGATTACGTAAGGAGGTAACATTATGGTACTTACACGAATCAGTAATACTAAGTACTGGGATAATACTGACGGGTTGCACATCAACTTCGGTCCCGACAAGGCTACGTCGGAACTGGCTGGTGACTTCTCGCAGATGGGCAACGCTCGTATGGTCGAGTTCTCTCTCGACGTTTCGACGCTGACCACGACCTCGCAGATTGTCTCTGACACTCTGTTGGTCTTCCCAGCAGGCGCCACAGGTGGCGCAAACTCTAACACCTGGATGATCGACAAGGTTGAGCTCATGGTTGAGACAGCCGTTGCCACGATCACCAGTCTGAGTGTTGGTCTCGTTCAGAAGTCCGACCGTACTACGGTCCCTTCTAACTACGACCATGCTCTGATCAACGCTGAAGTTGTGGCCGCGATGGCTACCGCAGGCGACCAGCTTGTGTACGTCGGTACGGACTCTGTCCCAGCCGGCTCTACGCATGGTGGCACCCTGATTGGTACGACCCCCGCTGCTGCGACTGGCCCGTACTTCATCACGGCGAAGATTGCCGGTTCCACTGGAACTGGTAAGGTTCGTATCCGTGTGTTCTACCACGGCACTGGCACTATCACCCAGTAATTAGGCTAGGGGGAAAGGGAACGTTAGCTCGCAAGGCTAACGGAGATGCCTACCCCCATACCTAAGAAAGGAAACAAATGGCTCTAAACCCTTCTGATGTTGACCTCGGTGGTATGACCCTCCGTGTTAACAACATCTACACCGGCGCTACCCAGCCTGGTGCTGCAGGGTCGCTGCTGAACGTTTCCGGCGGTGATATTACCTTACCTGCCGGTACGGCAACGGCCGCCCCCCTGACGTTTACGTCAGGTACTAATCTAACCTCAGTTACTGCAGGTGCGGTGGAATTCGATGGGAATGCATTCTATGCTACTTCCGTCGCAGGCTCCCGTACTCTTATGGACACTGAGCAATACATCATTCAGGCTACTGAACCCGCTGCAGATAGTGGTGCTGGCCTCGACTCTAATACTGCTGCTGCCTTCTTCACTGCAGGCAGTGGTCAGATTACGTTGACTGCTGGTAAGACCTACTATTTCGAAGGCATGTATTTGCTGACCAACACTGGTACAACCTCACACACGTGGGGCCATCAGTTCGGTGGTACAGCAACCTTTACTGCCCTCGGCACTGGCTACTCCGGTTGGGGTTTCTCAGGCACAGCAAGCGGTACAGGTGGTACTGGTGGTGGTGCTGGTATGGTCACGGGCTTCACGGCCACGGGCTCTACCACTAAAATAACTGCACTTACTCAGGCCTCAACGTCTGCAACTGAAAATGCCGTCATTCAAGTATGCGGCACTATCGTTGTGGCTAACGCAGGGACGCTGATTCCTCAACTTATTGCAAGTGCTCGACCAGGTGCTTCCGGTACTCCCGGCGTCACCCATAAGTCTGGCTCTTACTTTAAGATTTGGCAGATGCCAACTCTGGGTACTGTCGGTAACTGGAGTTAATATGAGTAAACTTTCCCTGGCCGATTTGGCTAATCTACAAAACGATACTACAGCCACTACTGCAATCAATGCCAACTCGGCTTTGATTGAGACGGCTATGGAAAATACTTTGTCTAGGGATGGCACTTCTCCTAATCAGATGGGTGCCAACCTGGATATGAATTCCAACAGGATCATAAATCTACCAGATGCGGTGGATGACTCTGAGCCTCTGACCCTAGGGCAGATTCAGGATGTCTTGATCCCAGGCCCTACGGGTCCAGAAGGTCCTACGGGTCCTACTGGTCCTACGGGAGCCACTGGCGCTACAGGCGCCACTGGCCCTACAGGCCCCACAGGTCCTGCCGGCCCAACTGGCAGCGGCTCTGGTGACGTCCTAGGTCCTGCAACTAATACAGACAACAACATCCCACGATGGAATGGGGCTAATACTAAAACCTTGAAGGATGGTATTGCACCATCCACTCTAGGCATAGCTCTGTTGGGTTCCTCGTCTAAGACAGCCCATGGCGTGATCTTAGGTAACGGAACTTCGGATCTTGCAGTCACTGCAGCCATGACTGACGGCCAGCTACTGGTCGGTCAATCAGGAGCTGATCCTCTTCCAAAGACTGCAAGTGGTGATGCCACTGTCGCAGCCTCTGGTGCTATTTCCGTAACTAAAACAGGTGGAGTTAGTTTTGCTGCGTCTGCTACAACAGATACTACAGTCGCTAGTAATATTAGCTCTGGCACCCTTGGTGCTGGGCGTATGCCTGCTCTTACTGGCGATGTCACTACTTCTGCTGGTGCCGTTGCAACCACCATAGCCAATAGTGCCGTAACCTTTGCTAAGGTTGCTTCTGGTGCTATCGCTACTGCCGGTGAATACCAAGCAGCTACAGCTAGTAAACTTCTATCTGCAGCCAACGTTTGGAGTGCAGCGTCTCTTACTACTCTGACTGACGGAGCTACTATTACTCCTGACTTCAGTGCTGGCATTAATTTTACGGTCACCCTTGGTGGTAACCGTACGCTGGCTGCGCCTACCAATACTAAGGTCGGACAGTCTGGGGTTATCTTCATTAAGCAAGATGGAACAGGCAGTCGTACCCTTACGTTTAACTCAGCTTATAAGTTTGCATCTGGTGTTGCCCCTACCCTCACTACAGACGCAAGCGCTACAGACGTTCTCTACTACGTTGTAGAGGATTCTACCCACATCCATTGCTCTCTGACTGCTAAGAGTTCTTAATGCTTCCCGGCATCTCTGTCGTTCATCCAGGTGGTAACAGCCATTCAGGTATTCTAGTCTTAACAGACCATGACTTTGGTTCTGGCAAAGACAATGCAACCTATGACTTTGGTGTTGCTTACGCTGGGCGTGTGATCGCAGTAGCTATCAACTATGCAAGTGCCAATAAGATCAGCACAGTTACTATCGGAGGTGTGTCTGCTACTAAGAGAGTGGCTGATGCAGTAAACGATGGTATCTTTGGAGAAGATCATAACTCAGAAATATGGTCTGCTGTTGTTCCCACCGGTGCTACCGGAAATATTACCTGTGCCCTTTCGGCTGGAAGTTACGCTGCTTTTGCTATGGCTGTCTACTCTGTAGGAGCTTCTTCAGCTACCCCTAGTTCAACGGCGCATGCAAACGATACCCCAGTCTTCAACGGAGATCCTGTTGATATGACTGTTAACCTAAGTCCTTCTGTTAACAACAGCATGGTCATAGGTTGTGCTAGCATGTCTCGCCTCAGCGGTACAACTAATACATGGTCTCAAGGACCCACAGAAGATTTAGATTATCAATATATATCCTATCTAGCTGCAACCAATGCATCTAAGTCTATGGTCAACTCGGGTACATACACAGTTGAAGTTAAGATGGATCAGTTATTTGCACTTACCAGTGGCTGTATGGCCACAGCTTGTTGGAGCCCTTAATGCCTACATATTCACAGCTATGGCCTAAGTACGCCAAGCAATGGGACTCGATGGTAGTCCAAAGTAATTTCAATGCAGTCGCTAAAAAGATCCTTGCTAACAAAAATCGTTACATCGTCCTCGAAGGCAGAACCGGAGTACCCTGGTACCTCATTGGTCTACTACACTTGCGAGAGGCCGACCTCAACTTCAACACTCAACTGGCACAAGGTGACCCTCTCTCCCGAAGGTCTACTCATGTTCCCAGAGGAAGAGGTCCATTCCGAACATGGGAAGAAGGCGGGTATGACGCACTCGTCGTTCTCAAGGGATGGGACAAAGTACAAGACTGGCGTCTGGAAAAGGTACTTTACTATGCGGAA